CTTATGGTAGAAACAACTCCCCCTGCAATAGTTAACGCAGGGTATGCAATCAATCAGTGTATAGATACAATCATCATCATATTACAAGCATTCGGACTGGATCCGGTGAAATACAATTTAGGCCCTTCTATTGCCAAAACAAAAGAACACTGGCTCTTTCTCGCAATCAATAGTGATTCCTGGTTAAAATTCGTCAAGTATAAACTCGCGGCATTTTACGCCAGTCATCATAATCAATCACTACCGAAAGAACCATATAGTCCCTTTGGATTGGCAACAGGAAAACAAAAAATGAATTCACCAGATGCTTGGTTCCTATATGACAGACCCGATAAACTCTTTTGTGGACGTGTAGGACAGTGGATTGACCGCTTCCTAGTGCAACAGACTCCGTTACGGCGTGAACAATTCCTTCAGTCGATAAAACAATCGAAAAAAGGAATGCCCAGACCAACACAGCAGATGTTAGACCAAGAAACAGAACATTTCATTGAGCACATGACCAAAGAGAATGATGTGATAAGTATAAACAATAATGAACCCAAGATTCAGGTAGACACAAACCCGATAATCACCAGTTGGGCAGAGCGAACGGAATTACATAACAAGATCGAGAACGAACTTACAATAGAAAATTGTAAAAAACAGATACAAAGAACTGTTGTCGAACTCTTTCACGGAAAGCAATTTACGAACGTACTACGAACGAAGATGTTTTTTCCTTCTACGAGCGCTAATTATATTAATAACAATAAAAATGCAGGCGCAGTTGGAACAATTTTAGAACATCCCCAGTTGCTGGATGGATTAAGGAAACCAGGTGGTCACTTGAACATTATTGAAAAATCCCGAGATACTAAACCTATTTTCACGTTTAATTATCTCCCTCCTAAATCTGTAAGGAAAAATACAGACGCGATAGAAAGAATTTACCCTTTCAACATTACACATGACAATACAGAACTTGAAAACACGTTCTCTCAGTTATGGTTTCGAATGCTCAAAAGAGCTTACGTTGAGCCTCCATTGGTAAAACCTGTTGCACTCGCAGAAGCGTTGAAAATCCGTATGATAACAAAAGGCCCGCCATTGAGAATGACGGTCTTAAGGAATCATTGGAAATATATTCATACAATTCTACGATCTCATCCCTGCTTTAGCCTTATCGGCACACCAGTTACTGAAGAATATGTTCTTGACAGAATGAAACGCGATTTGAAAGATCACGAATATTATCTATCAGGA